AAGAGGCCTTGCGGACAGGGTGAAGCGCGCCCTCCCCTGCCGCACGTCCATAGACCGTTGCCGGAATCTCACTGTTGAGCCCTTGCGGGCGTCCAGTTGCGCCGGGACAGTATGACGTCGGGCGTCGCACCCGAAGGCCATCTGGTCATACATTGAACCGCTTCCAGTCTACCTTTGTGACGGTCTGGCCGCGTCGGTTTACCCGTAGGCTCACCAGCCCCGGCAGGTGTTCCCATCTGTTCACCAGAGCGGCTCCAGCGGCTTCTGCGTGTCCGTTCCGATACCCGTCGTAGCACCCACCGAGGTTCTTGCCCATCGGCTTCGAGTCGAACGTGATCAGCGGCCACAGGAGAGTCGAACGGCCTTGCGTCAGGACTTGCAAGTTGAGGTCAGTGTCCTCATGGAAGTTCGGCCAGTAGTGCCACGGACCATCTGTCTTGACTAACACGAACATCCCGGTTCGACGGTTGAAGATACGGGCCTTGTCATACGTCCACGCGAATGCTCGATGCATCGGCGCGGCCAGCGCGACCTCTGGATGGCGTCCAGCGTCCTGTTCCATCCAAAGCAGGATGTCGCCCCACGGGAGATCCTCCCCGCGCAGTTCCAACTTCGTAATATCGTCATCGACCATCCAGAAGGCTGCCGCGCCGAGCATCCTATTGCTCGTTAGGATGGCCTCCCGCGTAGCCCCGATGCCATCGGCCGTCGTCTCCCAGACCACCAATCGCGGGTCGTGTGCCTCTGCGTAGGCCTCGCCTTCGCCCTCAGGAACGACAGCATTTACGACGTGGGAGCCGTCTACCAAGAGTGCTTCTATCGTCGGCGCACGCCCAGCTCTACCCTTGCTCGGGACCCAGACCTCAGGCCGAGCAAGCATCACAACGGACCTTCTCGGGAGGCGGCTTCGCCACGATCGGTGTCGCCGTAGGCACTAGCCGCGAGCACCATGTCATCATCAGACCCGGCTCGTGGACGTCTTCCCGAATACGGTGCGGCGTCCCGTCGCGGTACAGAATCCACCGCTCAGTAGCCAACGGCTTCCTCAGCCATTTCCTCGACCACAGACGCGCCAGCCGTGATGCGACGCTCGACCGCTGCGACCGCGCGTTGTGCTTCTTCCTCGGCCGTGCCGCAGTCGGCCATCTTCGTCCGATAGTAGCAGACGATACTGATCCGCTCAGGCGGATAGAGACCGTCGCTGCATCCGTCGTGATGGTGCTTGTCCACTGGCGGGCCGATACGGTCGCCGCACATGCTACAGAACATCTCCGTGTTCCCGTGCCACTGATGTGCGTCCATCAACAGAAGATCGCCGTCATGCATGTCAACGCCGACCCGGAACTCCGGGAAGGTGAAGATGCCGCCGTGGTACGCGCCGCGACGCAGAACGGTCAGGTTTGAGAAGCCCTCATCCAGATCGCCCTTGTCGGTATGGACGCCTGTCGGGTACGAGTTGTTGATCGTGATAGTCGTGAATGGCGTCCCCGGCACGACCCAATCCTCGGGCGTCCGGCGTACGAATGCCTGTTGCGCCTGAAACCGGTCGGGGACTTCCTTGGCAAAGGCGTCGCCGATCTCGCCGAACAGCGGCCACAGGCCACGAAACGCTTCCGTCTCCTTTCCGGTCCAAGCCGTCAACCGGCAGTAGTTCCGGTGAGGGTTCGCGTCAAATGCGCCGATGATGCTGCTCGCCACAGGCTGAGTCCGGGTGCGCGCTTTGGAGCCGTCGTCAGGCGTCAGTTTCATGCTCCGCCCGGTGCCAGCCGCCAGCCCGCGATTGTCTGTCTCGAAGGCCCGAAGTGCGTGGAGCGTCGGGTAAAACTGATCTAGGTGAACGCTCTCGAAGTAGCCCGGCAGATACAGCGCGAGCAACTTCCCGTCCGGAGCCTTCACCGCCGTCTGGCCGGTCAGTACGACATCGAGATCGCCTTCCCGCAGGACCTTGCCCTTGACCGCGTCGAGACTGTCCGGGTGCAGCCGCGTTCGGACGCGGATCTCGGTGGTCATGCCCGTAGCGGCGAGGCGGTCGCATAGAACGCCGCGCGCTGCTCGCGGAGGTAGGCCACGACGGGAATATCCATGAGGCATACCTCCAGATCATCGAGCCGCTGGCCCGCTGCCACGTTCGAGACATCCCATCGCGTGGACTTGGCATCGAGAAGCCGATTGACCTTCGTCTGTCGGCCCTTCAACCACGTAGCGTTCTGATTAGACTTGCGGACCGCACGCTGACGGGCTGCCACGTCAGATCCCACGAGTCCTACCACGCTCAGATTATACCCCAACGCGGCTAGGCTCGTGAAGAACTTCTCGTTGGCTAGGCGGTCACCTTCCGCCAGCAGAAACTCCGGCCGATATCCCTCGATGAATGTCGCGACCTTCGGCTGCGCGTTCATCGCTAACGTATCCGTACCGGGATAGCCGGGTCGGTGCGCACCGAGTTCCAAGACACCACAGTCGTACCGCCGCATGGCGAACGGGCTATCGGTGTCCTCGTAGGGCAGACCGCGCGTCAGGTGCTTCGTCAGCGTTGACTTGCCGACGCCGGGTTCTCCGATGATGTAGAGGGCTTCCACCTGTTCTCCTACACATAAACAGACGTTTATATATCCCCGAGGTCCTCGCGCAACTCAGGGCGAAGCGCCGCACTAGGGACGGCTGCCAGAACCGCCTCGTATGCTTCGGTGACGCCAACTCCCCCTAGCGCGACCAGAACTCTGATGCAGAACCAGACTGACCGATTGCGCCCGGCCTCACAATGCACCAGAACCACGTGACCGCTCCGAATGAGCGCGGCTACTAACCGGGCCATGCTCGTAGCGGTCGGCCCGTGAGGACGCTTAGAGGTCACTGGATAGTTGATGTAGATGCGGCTCGGATGGGACTGGTCCGGGTCCACCTTTGACCAGACGTTCACGACGGCCGTGATGCCGAGTTCTTGGAACATCTTCTCTTTCTGAGCCAGCGGCCACTTCAGCATATTGCCGCGCTGATAGAGTTTCCCCGGCAGCACGACGTTGACCGCTCCGCGAGTGCGTTCGATGACTGTCATGCCCGTGCCTGCAGATCGCCCTTGGATTCACGTTCGCCGCCAGTCCACACGTAGTCGAGGTCAGACCAGACGATTCCGTGATCTCGAAGTAGGTGACTCAGTTCTGGCCGAACGCCTTCCCATCCGTGCGCCTCACCGAGCGCCAGTTCCGGAAAAATCTCACGACGGACCTCGTCTACCCGAAACGCCTCGCGACGGCCTTCCCAATACGCATGGTGCCGACCCTGTTGATATTCCAGCTCTTGGTCCACTGTTCGGCCCGGATACTGGTGCCCATCCTCGTATGCCTCGCGGTACTCGCAGAGCATGGCCGCGAAGATGTAGTGGTCCATAGAGTTGCCAGCCCGGCGAATGTCCTCTAGGAGGTACTGCGCCAGTTGATCGGCGGCCTTCGGGTTCGTGAGGATCGCCTCAGAACTGCCAGCCGGGTAGAACATCGTCAGCGCCCGCACCGGGCTATCGCCACCCATCGCACGAATATCGTGCAGTTCCATCTCGGGATGCGCGTCGCCGTGCAGCGCAGCGTCACGGCGGATGGCCTCGATGGCGCGGATGCTGATGTAACGCCCGAAGAACTCCACGCGGTTGATGGACTGCCACCACCGTTCGTATGGAGCCCGTTTCTCGAGCAGGTACTCCGGCTCCCCAGAAAGGACGTACTCGGCCCACGACGACAGCGAGCGAATGAACTTCGCTGGCGTCCGGATTGCTCGGCGCTCGGTGCGTGTATGAATGCCGTCCCAATGCTCTTGGACCCACGGCCCAATAGCCTCTGAATCTGGCCTCAGTGCGCCCCAGATGGCCTCTGCGCTCAGAAGGCTGTACGGCACCAGATAACACCCGACCCGCCAGAGCCGCTCGCGTAGCGGGCATTCTTGGCTCAGGTAGTTCACGACCGTCATATGTGGCGACGGTTCCCCGACGGCAGCCTTCTTGACTTGGAATTCGGCCATCGTCCGGCGATGCCAGAACGGGTCGTGCGCAGTCTCAACAGGCGTCAGGCTCATACTGAGCACCAGCCGAAGTCATGCATCGCGCGGCTCCGTCAGATCCGCCGGGCGCGGTTCACCTCGGCACACCGGGCACCACGACCAAACGTCGCCTTTCGTGACGTCTAGATGCTTCGCCCGAATCCACGTCACCGCCCACGGATGGGTGATGCCGTTCGGGTGTTCAAGCAAGCCGTGAGTACAGAGCGACGGGGCGAGCCCGGTCGGGTCGAACACCTGACGCGCCCATGTCGTATGGGCCCGATGTGCCGGTAGCGGAAGGTTGATGTAGAGCATCTTAGAGTCAGGACCGAACTGCGGGAAGCCTTCCTCGTCGATGCGTGGAACCGTGATGGTGTCGAAGACGCCGACCACGATCTCACCAGAACAATCGGCGCACGGAGCGTAGACGCTCATCGCTTGGCGCGGTAGCGACGTAGTGCCTCAGCCTGATCGGCATTGACGAGTGGCTCACCGGCAGGAATGTCGAACGTCTGCGCCGCTGGTGCCACGAACAGCGGGTCCACGATAGGGTCTAGCCCGAACTCTTCTCGGTCAACGCTGGCAGGCGTCACCATGTTCGGCAGCGGTTCGCCGACCTCACCTTCTGGGAATAGTTCCGTCTGACCATCGGCCACGGGCACGATCTCCGTCTGCCGGTACGGCACCATCGCCTCTAGGCGTGCCGCGATCTGCGTAGCGGTGTACGTCTTGTCTGCTCCGAGAGCCACGAAGTAGTCGCGCAGTTCGGTAACGACCTCGCGCTTCGCCGTGTACAGCGCCGCGTCGGACTGCACCGGGCCGTTCGCCTCCTGCCCGCTTTCTTCCAGTTCGGCCTGCCGTCGCATCGCTTCGAGGATGGTAGGAATCGTGCCAGCCGTACCGAACGCTGTCTGGAGAATTCGGAGGCGCACTACGAACGAGGCGTGGTCGGCCTGCGAGAGCAGGATGGGGACTTCCTTCATCTTCGCGGCGGACTTACTCGCGCTGTCGTGCTTGATGGTACCGCCATCCGTAGTGGCGAACTCGGCCTGCGACTCCGTAGGCTCCAGTGTCGTCGAACCGGCCAGTTCCTCATCGAGATCCTCGAACTCTTCGATCTCCCATAAGGTGTCGAACAGACCGGGTCCTTGCTGCATCTTGTTCAGGCCAGCGAACAACTTCTTACGGTCATAAGAGGCCTTGTCGCTGGCCCGATTGTCGGCGTACAGATACGCCAGAGCCTGCTCGTCAGACATCTCCTGCCAGACCTGAGCCGTGGTGGCCCATCCCAAGAGCGCCGCTGCCTCTTGCGTGCCGTTGCCCTTGACGATGTAGCCCGTCGAGGACTGCACGATGATCGGAGACCGCTGCCCGTGAACCCGGAGGCTCTGAGCGATCTTGTCGATCGTGTGCTGCCGCACGTTATCCGGGTGGTACTGCGCGTCTGCGATCGGCCGCTCGAACTGCGCCAGTTCCGGAGCGATGTTGGCTTCGAAACCGATAGTCTGTTCTGTCATTGCGAACCTCCTTTGTATGGTCGCCTATCCGTTGGCGAGAAGTAGTGATGGGGACCGGTCGCGGCCGGAACAGGTGGAGCAGAAACCACGCATCGGCAAGCCGACGGGCGAAGGAACAGGAGGAAACCTGTCTGCAAGACCTGTGTCTGAACTGCCCCTTTCTCCGATCCTTGGTCCAGTGTAACCGCGAGCCGAGTTGCCTCGGCACCATCACGGCCCTCAGTGTGCCGCACCGCTGCGCCGTTTGCAACCGTCATTTTGGGTCACCGTGACCAATCTTCGATGGGTCTAACCCGGCTGCTACAGCCTGATCCTTGAACGATGGCCCTCCATTCTGCGCCGCGCCGAGACGGTCTGACGTCTCGCGCGCGAGCGCGCCGGTCTGGTCTAGGTTTAGGTTAGGTACGGTAGGGTTAGGTGGCCGGGTCGTCCTTGGTCGACTACTGGTCGTCTTAGACCGACTCCCTTTCGACTGGCAGCGGGCCTGATGCTCGTCTCGAACCCGGTACTCATGCTCCCCAGACCGGGGCCGATTACCGACCTTTGGCATCAGCGCGTGGCCGCATCTATAGACCTTCAGCCGCCCCGATGCCTGGAGGCTGGTGACGCCGTTATTGAACGTCGAGGAACGGCCATCCTCGTAACGATAGACGGAGAACATGAGATAATCCGGGTCCCACTCTAGCCAACCCGAGTCGTCTGTGAACAGCGCGAGCATCATGTAGAGTTCGCGTTCCGCAGCGTCATGGGTCCGATGGAACGCCGCGTCGGCCATGTACTCCCGAGTCAGGTACCGGCCTTTGGCTTCACGGGGTGGCATCGGCCACCATGTAACTACCCATCCGCAAGTCCCTCTAGGTGCAACGGTCCGGGGCGGAGGGACTTGCGAGACCGACGCCTCCGTCCCGTTGCACATGTCACGCTACACCGGGCCGGTGGTGGATTGCAAGCCATTCCACACGCCCGGATAGTGCTGCGCCAGCCATGCCCGCGTCGCGACCCGGTGCGCCTTAGAGTCCACCCGGAACCGCTGGCTCAGGCGATGGTGCCACGGGCAAGCCGTCACGAGATGTGCCTCGTCATCGGATGCCCGGAACCCGCCGATCTGCTCCTTGACGTGCTCCGCCTCCATGATGGCGAAGTCGTCGTATTCGCAGGGGTCGCCGTAGCCGTCGCGGCACTGGTCGGGTGCGATGTCTTTGCCGAACACCCGAAACTGAGTCGCCACGCACCCGCCGTCACGCTCGAAGATAGCCGCGCGGACAGCGGGCCAGCCATCAGTCGCGACGGTCAGCACGACTTCTTGCCGCGGATACGGGCGAGTTGCTCCTGCTCTGCCGACAGTGCGATAGCAGCGGCTACGTTCGGGTCTGCACCGGGGTCGGGTGCTCGCTCATCCTGAACCGGATCGCTGACCGTTCCGTCCGGAGCCACGTAGACCGCGTGGTCGCCTGCAAATGGCTCAGTAGGGCCAGCGGCCACATCCTCGGTAGGCGCGGCCTCAGGGACGTCTGACGGCCCCTCAGGAGGCGTTGACGGTCCGCCGCTAACCGCTTGCAAAGCGAGGTTGCGAACTTCGCTCAGGTCGTCGTCGATGCGCGCCAACTGCTTCGCCTGCTCTGCTGCGATCTGGTCGTTGCGCTGGTCCACCGCGAGCAGGCTATCGACCGCTGCACCGGGGAGTCGCTTCGCCAGCCGACGGAGCACCGTCTTGCGAGCCATCTCCGCCCACGACGTTGTCCAGGGAAGCGGCTTGCCAGACTTGGAGTGCGTCTGGCCGAACTGGTCGCGCACCTGATTGATGTCAGCGGTCGTCATCCACTCGATGATCTTGACGCCCGATGGCATCAGCGCCCACGCATACGCGCCCCGGTAGTCGCCGCGCCCAACGACCTCTTCCCGGCTGCCATCCTCGATGGTCTTGAACTCGGGCAGAACCGGCTTGTGGCGAATCTCCGGATTGGTCCCCATCTCCATCTCGAAGACGTCGTTCTCGTAGACGATCTGGACGTCCACATCCACGACCTTGCCGGAGTTGCGGATGCGCTTCAGGTAGCCGCGCCACATCGGGTTGAAGGATGCGATGCCGCCGCGCTCGATGATGGCCCCGTCATCGGTCATCGGTTCCAGACCCAGAGCAGCCGCGTCCTTGATACTCTGAACAATGCTGGCAGGCGTGGCTCGGTAGAGCAGATCACTCTGCTTCGCCAAGAGGCTGAAACAGACGGCGAGGAAGCGGTCCATCAGGACCTTGTCGCCGCCCAGCATGGCCCGGATCATCTTGGCGTCACTACCGCTACTCGACCGCATCGTATCAACGATGGTCTGATAGTTCGCCTGAATAACCTCTTGGCTCGTGACGGTCACGGCGCGCGACTGCTGGACTGGCGGCGGACCCGCGTTACTCACTTGGCGTCTCCTCTCGGAACGTTGTGATGAACCGACGGCTACCCGGTGCCGTGGTGGTGAACAGATCTTCGACGGTGGCGGCGACCGTCTGCGCGTGCGCCAACCGACCCACCAGTTCGGGGTCGTCACCGGGGTTCGCCCAATCCAGCAGGTCGTCGATGATATTGCCTCGGGTGACGGCCACCTGCTCCCAATCGGTAGACACGCGGTCCTTGGACCTCTTCCACGTGATAGAACCGAACGGTCCGGTGATGCCAGCCGCGTCCCCGATGAACAGGCGGATGCGATTGCGGAGTTCCTCGGCCGCGAGCGCCGCCTGCTTCTCGTTGATGGTCGCCTGCCGCAACTTCATCGCGACTTCCGACTGCTCCGGCGTGGCAGCCTTCAGGGTGTCGTCATTGTCCGGGAAATCGCGCTTCATCTGGTCGGTGTCCACGTCCGCGCCCGAAGGCAGCGGCGGGACGCGCGCCAGATAGTGCATGACCCACCACGACTCCAACTTCTCGATCAGTTTCGCGATGAACACATCGTCGCGCTTGATGACGTAGACCCTGAACGTATGGTGTCCGAACAGGACCGCGACGTGCGCCTCGCTGGCGTCCGTGACGGCCATCTCATGCTGGACCTGTACCCACACGTCCACCGGGATCTCGGCGCTGCCATCCTCACCCCATCCGGCCATGTAGGCGCGGGTCTTGCACTCGATGAGGAGGTCCGGCCTGCCCTTCGCCCGATAGTCCAGATGGCAAACCATCCAGTCGTGGGTCCTGTGCCGATGGTGCCGGTTGTCGGCCCGAAGCGCCTGCCCGGTAGCCGACGTGTAGAGCTCCCCGACCGTCGCTTGCAACTTGTTCCCGAGCCACGCGGGCAGGCTCTGGACACCATGCTCTTCGCGCAGGACCTTGTCGTTGTAGACGCTGAGGCTACTGCCGTACCGCGACAGGCCAAGGATTTTCGGCGAGTCGGTGGCCCCGATGCCACTGGCCCGCCGCTCCAGGAACCCTAGCCGTTCGTCCTCCTGCCGTTCGGCCGTCACGAACCGCCCTCCAACGGCTCGTCACGATAGATGCGCCCGAGCCAGCAGACCGGCCGATGTTCAGGCGTGGCGCACGATGAGACGCATTCGCTGACGGTGACGCGTTCGTTGCGAATGTCGCACCAGCGGAAGTCCATCTGGAGCGGCGTGACGCAATACGGGCAAGCCGCCGAAGAGCCGCTGTAGATCTCGACTCCGCCTTCGACGTGACGGTGCGTCTCCGACACCGTGTCCGGCAGGATATCGGACGTCCACTCGGCGTAGTTCACTTAGCACCGCCCCAATCACAGGACATACCGCTAGAGGAATTCTGCGATCCGCCGTTCTTCTCCCAGAACAGGCAGAGCACCTTCCGGCCATCACCGACCAGAACCTCTTGTGTCGTGAATTCGCTGCCAGTTACGGAGTCCACCGGGCGACCCGGCAGCGGAGTCGTGCAAGAAGCGATCAGCCCGACGAGAACCACGATGGCCGCGATGAACACCGGCCAATCGTTCGGCATCTTGTGCGCCTGCCGGTAGCGCGCCCTTCCGAGATCCATCAGCGCAGCGGCTCCGTGAACGTGGAATCCTTGACGACCTGACCAGCCTCGTTGACGCGCAGGCCACGAATGCCGAACCGACGTCGCGTCACGTTACGGAGAACCGGAGGCCGAGCACCGCCGACCTTCGTGACATCGAGGTCGTCCGCTCGGGTGTTGCGGCCCTGCGAATGGATCTTGACATGAGCACGGCCCGACTTGCGAATGTGGATCGGGTGCCCGAGATAGAACGAGAAGGGCTCCTGCTCGATCTT